TCTACATTTAGACGTCTAATGTTTATGGACCTACTAATTGATGGAAATGCATTTATATATTACGATGGGAAGTCTCTGTATCACCTACCAGCCAACCTAGTTTCGATTAAAACCCACCCAACAGAGTATGTTGACGGTTACCGTATGGGTACAATTGAGTACGACTCATCAGAAGTTATTCACATCAAAGACAACTCCATGCGAGGCGTATTCAGAGGAACCTCTAGACTCCGCTCTGCTGGCAATAGTATGAGACTTCTATGGCGTATGACCAACTATCAAGATAAGTTCTTTGAAAACGGGGCTATACCAGGGTTGATCCTGAAGTCGCCTAGTTCTTTAAGTGAAAAACTGAAACAAAAAATGATTGAAAGCTGGCTACAAGCCTACTCTCCTAATAACGGCGGTCGTAGACCCCTTATTCTAGATGGTGGCATGGAATTAGATAGACTGTCTAACGCCAGCTTCAAAGAACTAGACTTTGAAAATAGCATTAATAGCCAAGAGAACGCAATTCTTAAATCCCTAGGTATTCCTCCTATCCTGTTGGACGGCGGTAATAACGCTAACATTAGACCTAACCAACGACTGTTTTATATTGAAACAGTAATCCCGTTAGTGGATAAAGTTATTAAGGCATTCGAGAGATATTTTGGTTACAAGATTATTCCTGATAACGATGTTCCGGGCATGCAGCCCGAACTGCAAGATCTAGCTTCTTACGCAGTTAACCTAGTTAACGGCGGTATTATTACACCTAATGAGGGCCGTGAAGTATGCGCCTTCGAGAAGTCAAAAGAAGCTGATATGGATAATATAAGAGTGCCAGTAAACGTTGCCGGCTCCGCGGCAGACCCTTCCCAGGGCGGTCGTCCACCTAGCAAAGGAACACCATGAACCGAACAGCCGCCGTAGCAAGAGATATTGCTGTATTATTTAACGATCTAGCTATAGATCCACTTTCGATAACCCCAAAAGAGTTTGACGATCTGCCTAACGCAGGCATCAGATCAATGAAAGTAAGAATTCTATTCCTCACGTGGAGCAGAGCTATGAAAATAGTCAAGAATAGAATGGACCTACTAGCATCTAGAGCACCTGCCCCAAGAAGCCCCGCTGCAAGGCGTGAGGCTGCCAAGAAGAAGTTAGCTGATGGATAAACACTTTACATTATCTTCAGTTATTAAGTCCGTAGTAGACAAAGGTAATACTGTAACTATTACAGGTTTAGCTTCTACTGTCCAAACAGATAGAGTTGGCGACATTATCAAGTCAGAAGCTTGGAGTAATGGTGGACTAGATAACTACAACAAAAATCCAATTATTCTTTTTAATCACAATTACAATGAACCAATTGGTAAAGCAATTAAACTAAGCGTTACGGAGCAGGGACTAGAGATTACCGCTGAAATCAGCAAAGTTACCTCTAATTCTGCCTACGATTTAATCGTTGGAGGAGTTCTAAAAACTTTTTCCGTAGGGTTCATAGTTAAAGATGCAGAATACCTAAAAGAAACAGGTGGACTGCTTATAACCGCTGCCGAGCTAATTGAAGTATCGGTAGTATCTATACCAGCTAACGCTGGAGCTATTTTCGACGTCGTTAAATCATTTAGCGATAAGGAATTTGAACTATACAGAAAAGGGCTTACAGTGCCCACTCTACCCGAAGTGGGTAATAAAGAGGACGAGTCCTCTTCTAAGGAAAATAAAACCATGAATCCTGAAGAAATCGCAAAATTAGTAGCTAAAACAGCTGCAGATACTGCCGCAGCCGTAAAGATGGCTTTTGCAGAAGAAGCCGCTGTTGCGAAAAAAGCTGCGGAAGATGAATCTACACGCGTTAAAGCTGCTGCCGATAATCTTGATATTGCCGTTAAAGCCGGCGCATCTGGAGCAGAAAAACTACTAGCAGAAGTTACTAAGACCTTTGCTGAAAAGTTTGCTGCACACGAAGAAGTAACAAAAACAAAAATGACAGAGCTAGAAGCTGCTCTACGTACCAGCTCGGATGATCTAAAAGCTCATCGTGACTCAAAGCGTAACTTCACCGCAGGCGGAGAAGTTGATGTTGAAAAAGCTTTCGGCGCAGACCTACGTGACGCGTATCTTCTAAACGCAGTTATCAAGGGCCGTGGCGGCTTCGAGGGTACAAAGTTTGGTAAAGCTATTCTTGAAAAAGCTACCAATGCTATGTCATCTGCAGCTGCACCTAGCGCATCAAGCATCGAAGTGTTCGAAAACACAGTATCAACCTCAATCGAGCGCGATATCTATAATGGCCTAATCCTAGCACCTCTATTCCGTGAAATCGCAATGAAGACAGCTACGATGACAATGCCAATCATGCCAGACGCTGGCTACGCTGAATTCGTAGCTACTAAGACTTATGCAAACACAGGTCTAGACGCTCCTGAAGGTTCTCTTTCTGAGCGCGGCGACACAGTAGGTTCTCCTTACGGTGGTGTGGATCTAACAAGTAAGACAATCAGCACGAAGAAGCTTATGTCTCTATCTTACCTAGCTAATGAAACAGAAGAAGATACTATGTTAGCTATCCTTCCTCTAATCAATGAAACTATGGTACGTGCGCACCAGCGCTCCGTAGAGCACGCTATGCTTCTAGGTGGACACACACAAGGTGTTCTAACTGGTTCTTTCGACGGTATCTGTGAGCAAGCTCGCGATAACTCAAAAGAAACACAATCCGTAACTGCTCAAGCTACAGACAAGCTAACTGCTGCTAACCTATTAACTCTACGTAGAGCAATGGGTAAATGGGCTATCAAGCCTACAGATATCATCTATATCGTGTCTCAAACAGGATACTTCGATCTTCTAGAAGATCCAGAATTCCAGGACATGAACCTAGTTGGCAGCCAAGCTGTTAAACTAAGTGGTGAAATCGGTAACGTATACGGAACACGCGTTCTACTATGCGACGAATTCCCAGCAGCTGCTGTATCCAAGCTATTTGCTGCAGCAGTGAACCCACGTAACTTTATCGTTCCCCGCATCCGTGGAGTAACGCTTGAATCCGATTACGTGCCTCGTTACCAACACCGTGAGCTTGTGGCAACACAACGTCTAGGTATGGAATCGATCATCACTGCCGGCACTTCTGCTGCTACGTACAAGTACAAAGGAAGCTAATTTTTAGTGCCCCCACTTAAGGGGGCACTAATATCTTAATGGAACCCCAATGAAAGTGGACGATAAAGGCCTAGAAGTTGCCTGGCATACTTTCTGCCTTCATCTCCACCGTTCATTGGGGTTTTCTATTTATGCATTCGAACTAGCTTTGAAGGCTTATCTTCAATACGTTAAGGACAAAGATGACGGACCTAATAACAAAAACGGAGTATAAAGCATATAGAGGCATATCATCCGCTAATGATGATGGCCGTATTGATGCTATTATTCCTGCTGTGTCCAATCTAGTCAAGACGTATTGTGGAAGATCCTTTATAGATTACTACGCTACCAATAAGGTAGAATACTTTACATTGAAGTGGACTCAGAGTGCCATATTCTTAACTGAGATACCTATTGAAGAGGTTGTTTCAGTAGAAGAGTTAGATGCTGGCAGCCAGTACACTTACATCGCATTAGACGACTCAACTGAATATGTTGTAGATGAACTAATGGATGCTATCTATAGAATGGAAAACAACGAACGAAAGTGCTTTCCAGTTGGTATCAACGCTGTGAAGGTTACTTATAAAGGTGGTTTCACAAGTACTCCTGCCGACCTAAAACTCGCTGTGATGGATCTAGTAACGTACTATTATAAAGATCAGTACTTGCCGGAGAAAAATCACTCCTCATTCACAATTAGAAACTCGCCAGAAGACGCTGGTTTCCCGGAGCACATCAAGCGTGTGCTAGATTTGTATAGAGATGTCTGATGAACTGAAAGTTTCTCTTTTAAATTCGAGCGAGGTTATAGCTAATCTTAAGAGCCAAATATCTAGGGGTGTAACGAAGCTAGAACTACCTTCTATAGATTTCAATAAATATAGAAAGTTTGAGACAAGCAATAATTTACCTTTTGCATTATTTCATAACGGGAAGCCTGTAAGCTTCAATGACTTCGTTAATCTTCATCTACAAGCCTTTGCAAACAATAAAACGGCTGAAGAGGAAGATTTAATGATGGTAGAAAGCCAAGCACTGGCTAGAACAGAACCAGAGAAGTACCAAGCATGGTTAGAACTGAGTGAAAAATCCGGGGGATTAGATACTGTCAGTTCCTATTGGAAAGGTACCAAGCCTTCTAGAATACTAGAATTAAACAAGCAGTTAAACGCTACTGGGTCCCAGGTTTCTGACGCTAGCTTATATGCTGCTGCTATAGATAGATATGGTATAGCTAATACCCCTGTATTTGGTTTGGGTACCTCCCTACAGATGATACTAGCTGATAAAACTACCGCTTTTACTAAGTTATGTAATTCTTTTATTTCAACGTACTTAATGCCTGGTGATAGTCCTAAGTACTCCGAGTCTTTAGGAAACCAATTTATGGGCGGCGCGGGTAAAATAGTAGCTTTTAAATGCTCTAGTAATATTGGGGAAGAGCTATTGATGTACGGGAGCTTATACTTTAACCCTAGCGTGGGCACTGATAAATCTATTAAAATACGAGAAGAAACTATAAATATATTGCAAAAAAATAGTAAGCTACCTGCAGCTACCGTTAGTTCTTCAATTGGGGAAATAGAGGTAGGACATGGTAGAGCTAAAAAAAGCCAAAAAGTAGGTAATCCGTATCTAGCCTTAGTAGCTCTAAGAAACGAAATAGCCGCGACGCCAAACCCAGACGCAGACGATAAGAAATTACTTGACTACTTTAATAATTTAGTTGAAGAAATAAGGCCTCATTATGAAATGCTAAGAGGTATGGATAAAGTATTTATATCCCCTAGTGCCATAAGTGTAAACGATGGAAAAGGGGCTACTAGAGTAATAAAAACTAATATGCCCAGACTTGCGGCCCAGGCTTCTGCCCTAGGAGCAAATGAAATACTTATAGTTAGAGAAGATAACGGTGTACTTCATACGGAGGTAAAAACCCTTTCTTTTAATATAACTGCCTATACATTTTTTGCGGAGTGGGGCTTAGCCAACGGGGTAAAAGGCGGCTATACCAAGGCTTATGGCGATACTCTTGTAGAAGTGATGAAATCACTTGGAGTGGGCGCTGGTATAGAACTGTTGTTCGAAGAAGGCTCTTCTAGCGTTCTTGAGGAAATGTTGCTGGAATCTATCCAAAAAGTATTAGACCCATTCGATGACTCTAAAAAAATGATTTCAAAGAAAATAGTAAAAAGAGGTAAAAAACCTCCTAAAACTATTGTTAAGCATAAATTTAAACAGCCTAAAAAATCTTTGCATGCCGAAAAAGGTACCGCTATAGCTGCCCTGGTAGATAAAAAAGTAAAAGATTCGGTAAAAAAACTCAGATCAGAAATTTTAAAGGCTGGTAGTAAAGAACTACAGAATCGTAAAAATAAAACAAAAAGCATAAGAGGTACCCTACGTTTAAGTGAGGGTTCAAATATCCACTTAAATAATGGCGGAACTTTACTTGCTGTTATAAATAATGAGATAAGAGACGCTGTTATATCTCAGATGAAGAGACCAGCGTTAGTCAATAGAACTGGGCAATTTGCTGCTTCCGTTAAAGTAACTTCCGTAGATGAAGCAGGAATTAAGTATTCCTACAAAAGAGACCCATACGCTGTATTTTCAAGAAAAATAGGTGTTGGACCTTGGAATTCTGTGAAAGAAAGAGACCCCCATACTATAATAAGAAATGCTATTAATAGTATAATACTCACTAGATTTCCTACGGTACTAAAGACCAATATTCTAGAAAGGCCCTAAATGACTCTGGGAAGAACTTATTCTACAAG